TGGTGGTGGTGTCGTAGGGTCCCAGATCACAGGTGGTGTTGACCTTTCGGGTCAGTTCGCCGAAGAAGGTCCATACGCACTTAACAACGGTTACTCGTCCCCAACAGGTTCGGTAGCTGCGTTGACTGTTAACATCGTTGCTTCCGGTACGGTCGGCGACGGCGGACTCTTCGTAGAGGCTAACGGTACTGCCGGATATACCGGACAGGAAATGCTTCAGTTCGATCCAGATCTCGTTTCTGGTTCGGGTGCGGCAATCGCTCAGATTCCTACTGGAGAGCTTAACGCTGATCAGTTCAACTTTGATGACTATGTAGCCATCACGCTGAGTGGTCTCGTTCCAGACACACTTCAGGTCCGTCGACTCAGCCGCAAGGATCATCTGGATAATACGGAGATTCTCGTAACCTGCGTAGGTACCGGTTCTGCAGTTGCTGTCGGTGCGCTCCTTAATGGTGTCACTTCTTGCACAATGCCAATCACCGATAACTTTATCGATGGTGGTGCACTCGGCTCTGTCGAGGGTGCAATTGAGTGGGGACTTGAGGCTAACACCGATATCCCAGAGATCGACATCAAGGTCGACTCGGTAGCTGTTACAGCTGTCACCAAGAAGCTGAAGGCTAAGTGGACCCCAGAATTGGGTCAGGACCTCAACGCATACCATAACTTGGATGCAGAGGTTGAGTTGACACAGATCCTCTCGGAGCAGATTGCTCTTGAGATCGATCGCGAGATCCTTGAGGACCTCGTACGTGATTCGGCTGCTGGCGTTCGTTTCTGGAGCCGTAACCCAGGTGAGTTCCTGAATCGCGAGAGTGGTACTATTAGTAACCTCGGTGAGTTCACAGGTAACGTATCCGAGTGGTATGAGACTCTCATTGAGACCATCAATGACGTCTCGGCACAGATCCATCGCAAGACTCTGCGTGGTGCTGCTAACTTTGTGGTCTGCGGACCTGAAGTTGCCAACATCCTTGAGTTCACTGCTGGCTTCCGTGCTAACGTGACTGCTGATAGCGACCGCGGTGACGCGGGTGCTGTTAAGGTTGGTTCGCTTTCGAAGAAGTTCGACGTTATCGTCGATCCTTACTTCCCGCGTCAGTTGATCCTTGTGGGTCGACGCGGTAGCAGCTTCCTTGAGAGCGGCTATGTGTACGCACCATACGTACCACTCCAGACTACACCAACTATCTTCGGTGTTGAAGACTTCGTGCCTCGCAAGGGCGTGATGACTCGATATGCCAAGAAGATGGTTCGTCCGGATATGTACGGACTGGTCGTCTGCCGAGGACTCGTATAGTCCTAGCTTGACATAAAGTCAAAATAGTGAAAGCCCCGTCTCTTTGAGGCGGGGCTTTCTATTTAGTAATAGCTTACAAATCGAGGAACTCAAATGGCCATCCCAAATTTAAATCCTGCGTCCACTACTAACGCCAATATTTTACCAGTTACTGGGAATGCCGCCAACGTTGCTGCCACCCTTCCTTTCGGCATCTATGATAGTTCAGACTCTTTTTTGTCAGGAGCCTCTGACCAAGTAGCTTTTGCCTATAAAAAGTTGGGAGGCGATGTACTAGACATTGAACTCGCGGAAGGAAATGTTTATGCTGCATACGAAGAAGCAGTTCTAGAGTATTCCTATATTGTAAACCTTCATCAAAGCAAAAACTCGCTTTCTGATTATTTGGGTGCCACGACAGGGTCTTTTGATCAAGACGGACAATTTCTTTCCGGATCTACACTGTCCGGGTCCAACATTGAATTAAGATATCCGAAGTTTGATTATGGCTATGTCCGCCGCATCACAGAGGGCTTAGCCACTGAGGGCGGCTTCGGCGGGACCACTCCGATCTATTCCGCCTCGATCGGCCGAGTCGTAGGGCAACAAGACTATGATTTGCAGACACTGCTATCGGAATCATCAGCTACGGACACAAGTGTGGCATATTATGGGCAGGTAAAGAACAAGCGAGTTATTATTCGCAAGGTTTTCTTCCGAACCCCACGAGCCATGTGGCGCTTTTATGGTTACTATGGCGGCTTCTCCGTTGTGGGTAACTTGCGAACCTATGGACAGTACGCCGACGATTCGACTTTTGAGATTGTCCCAACATGGCAGAACAAACTGCAAGCCATGGCTTATGAGGACGCACTCTACACGCGAGTATCTCACTATTCTTACGAGATTAAAGATAACATGTTAAGGGTATTTCCTCAGCCCGACGGCACCAGTCCAAAGAATTACTGGGTCCAGTTCAGTATTGAAAACCAGTACGAGCCGTGGGAAGATAGTCCACGCGGCGATACCGGTGCTGAAGGTATCAACAACATGAACACCCTACCCTTCCAAAATATTCCTTATGAGAATATTAACTCAATTGGTAAGCAATGGATCCGTAGATTTGCCCTAGCTCTAACAAAAGAGATGCTAGGACAGGTCCGCGGTAAGTTTGCTACTGTTCCGATCCCGGGCGAGAGCGTCACACTGAATGCGGCAGATTTGTTAGGTCAGGCTAAAGCCGAGCAAGATGCACTTCGTGACGAGCTTAAGACGCTCTTGGAAGAGATGACCTACGATAAGTTGGCAGCTGCAGATTCCTCCATGCAAGACTCGGCAGCCAAGGTGCTCCAGGCTGTTCCAGCTGGCATCTTTGTAGGGTAAATTAAATGGCCCGCAGCAAACGAACACAAAAACAGATACAAGACAAGAGATCCCAGCGATTTGATTATGTCGGAGATAAGAAGGTTGAGAGTAAACTACAAGAAATTGAGTTTATGCCGTCTTCTTTGGAGACGATCGACGGGGCGATGATGCGTTTTGTCGACGATGACCTTAATCTCTCCACCACGACTAACACTGGATTCAAAAAAGTACCAGTTCTCTGGGTCACCGCTGAACGAGCCTACCAGATCAAGCACAACAAAGATTTGCGCGATAAGGAAGAGACGCTGATTCTGCCTCTTATTAGCATTAACCGTTCTAGCGTAACCAAAGAGCCTAACTTTAAAGGCACTGTTTATGCCAACATCTACCCGGAACCAGACGCTAGAGGTGGGACGATCACGGTAGCACGACAGATTAATCAAAAGAAGACGGCAGAGTTCCAGAACGCCCAATCCAAACGAAAGTATGGCGTCGACAACAATGTAGCAGCTAAAAGCTACAATTCCAGCAAGCGAAACATGAATACTCAAAAGGTCGTCTATGAGACAATTACTATTCCCCTCCCAGTCTGGGTCAAGGTGAGATACGAGATTACTGTCCGAACAGAATATCAGCAGCAGCTTAATGAGCTGATCCGACCTTTCTTCACGATTGCCGGTAACTCCCCTATGCCTCCCCGCATTGAAAACGAGGGACACTTTTACGAAGTTTTCATCGATGGCTCCTTTGCCAATAACTCCAACAAAGCCAACCTGGGAATGGCCCAGCGCAATTATGAGACCACTATTGGTATTGACGTTTTAGGATACCTAATTGGTGAGGGCGAAAACCAAGAAAAGCCCAAGATTGTCAAGCGCGAAAACGCTGTCGATTTCAAGTTTGCCAGAGAAAGAACAATAGTCGGAGATATTCCCGACACTATTAAAGATGGATTTTATAGAGAATAATACCATTGATACTATTTAGCACTATTTACTTTTGAATATCTCGCAGAGGAGAATACAGCGAATGTCAGTTAAAAATTACAGATTTGTATCCCCGGGAGTATTTGTCAACGAGATCGACAACTCCCAGCTTCCCGCGTCTCCAGCAGGAATTGGTCCCGTCATTATTGGACGAGCAGAAAAAGGACCAGCTTTACGACCAGTTACAGTAAGCTCTTTTGAAGAGTATGTTAATGTATTTGGTACACCAGCCCCAGGGCAAGCTGGTGACGATGTATGGCGGGAAGGAACTGACAAAACAGCAACCACGTATGGCATGTATGCTGCACAGGCATACCTGAAGAACAGCTCGCCTTTGACCTACATTCGCCTTAATGGCGCCGCAAACGCAAACGCCACCACAGACGGCGCAGCTGGCTGGAATGCAGACGGTGATGCGTATGGCTTGGTAGTGTTCGACCGCGGCGCCCACACCGACGCCGTATGTGCCACAGGTAGTGTGACTGCCATCTCAGCAAGCGCCGCGGGGGTCACCCTCCAACACGGGGGTGTTACTCTCACCGCGGTGGGGGCATCAATTGTCCCCGGCGCGCAGGAGTTCTCAACGGGCGACGACAACGATGCAATGGCGGCTAACTTAGTTACCGCCTCCAATACCAATTTCACCGACATCACAGCTAGTGCTGTGGGTAATCTCATTACTTACACAGCTGTAACGTGCGGTACCGCTGGAAACCTACTGCAAATCACATCCTCCGCGGATGCATACCTCTCCCTGTCAGGCTTCGGCAGCGGCGATACCCTCAGTGGTACTCTGGGTGGGGGTGAAGACCCCGAGTCCGCTCTTACCGGCGCGCTCGCAGCCATCTTCTATTCTACTGATGCTGCTACTACTTTTGCACTCAGTGGTAACATTCTTTACTCCACCACTACAGACTGGGGTACTGGTAACGCCACACAATCCCTAGACACTGTAGTGAAGGCAGTTGGTCCCGGTCGCGAGTTCAAGATGCACATCACCGACTATAAGGGAACCGCGGACACCGACATTACCTTTAACTTTAACCGTGCTGACTCTAGATACATCCGAAAGGTGTTCAACACAAACCCTCAGCTGGGGAACACAGCCACCACTCCCGCCGCGGACAGCGAGAAGTACTTCTTGGGAGAAACGTTTGATCGTCATCTTGAGAGCAACATTAGTGCCGATAGTACCAACAACACTTTCGCCGCACTTGTGAAGATCGAGAAGACTTCCGGTACTGCCGCCTCGGGCGGAGACTTTAAGCAACAGCTTCAGTCTGCTCAAACACCGCAAGTCATTAGTTCGCGTATGTCCCCAACAGATACTCCCGTGAACTTGTTCAACTTCGTAGCGCTCAACGAGCCCGGAGACTGGTCTAACCGTAACATTAAGGTCTCGATTCAGGACATTAAGCGTTCGACTAACGACAGCACTGATTATGGTACTTTCTCTGTGGTTGTCCGTCACTTGAGTGATACTGATAATGTAGTGCGCGTTATTGAACAGTTTAACAACTGCGATCTTAACCCCGACTCACTGAACTATGTAGCACGGAAGATTGGTACGCAGTACCGTGAGTGGGAGCCTTCATCCCGTCGGTACCGAACCCGCGGCGACTGGCCCAACAACTCTGCATACCTTCGTATCGCGATGAACAGTGGTGTCGATGGTGGCAGTACTAACTCTTCTCTCTTACCGTTTGGTTTCCGTGGCATGGTCAAGTATGACGACGAGCTACTGATCGCAGCTGGTAGCGGCAATTGGGTTTCCGCTTCGGCAACCGTTCCTGCTGCCCACGTTGCAGCTGGTCCCTTTATCGTGTCCGGCTCCGGTGCTCTTACAGCCTCGGTGCTTTACCCTGCTCCGGAGCTTCGCTTGAGTGCAAGCGATGGTAATCTTTCAAACCCAACCGATGCATACTTCGGTCTGCAGACTGCCCGCTCTGCCGGCAGTACCGTGTTCGCTCGATCCACAATTGATTTGATGCGTCCTCGCGGTGGCAATGTGGGTAACATGTTCAGCTTGGCATCTGGAACCAAAACAGAGCGTTCGGTTACATTCACACTCGATGACATTTCTGGCTCCGGCGTGTGGTCAAGTGGATCGCACACTAGCAACTCGCTTACATTTGTGAACGGTGCTGTAAGCGGCGTCCTCGATGCAGGCTACGATCGCTTCACCGTCCCAATGTATGGTGGCTTCGACGGAGTTAACATCACAGACATGGATGCCTTCGCCAACATTAACATCGGTAGCTCCGAGACCACAAGTTATACCTTTAACACTCTCCGACGTACTATCGATGCTATCTCGGATCCAGAGGTTGTTGAGATGAACCTTGCTGCAATCCCGGGTCTCACACAGGAAGGTCTTACAACGAACCTTATCAATGTGTGCGAAGAGCGCGCCGATGCACTCGCTGTGATTGATCTCCCTAACGCCTTCCAGCCTCGCGAAG